CTATTGCATGAAATGCACAAGGTTTGCAGATTCCAGTCGTCATCACCACCTCCCATGCTTCTAGGCACTATGTGATCGACTGAATTGCCTTCCATGCCACAAGCCTGACATGTATGACCGTCCCGTTGCAAAATGCGCTGTCTAATCTTTCGCCACTTCGCTGTTGATCCGTTGTCTTTCAATGCACTGGTCATCAGTACCACCCATGTTTCAAATGAAATGCCCATGCCTTGCAATGACCTAAGTGCCGTGCCTTGTTGTATTTGATTGTTGCGTCTATCTGTCTGTATGGATCAAGATCGCGATACCAGGTAGATCGCATTTGCCCTAGCCCATAATGCGAACCGTTACGCGCTGAATACGACCATTGACTTTCCTTTGTAATGATCTTGTTAAAGCATTGAAATTCCTTGTAATTCACTATCCTTGAATGTGCATAGACTTTCAGCTGATCTATTGAATAGTCTGCTGAATAAGCAGGGCTTGCCCCTATCGTTGCGAACACGCTAGTGATTAACAGCAACAATTGAATTCTTTTTTTATTTATCTTTTTTCTTTTCAAGATAACTGAAAGAAATTCATTCTTGTCTAAATCCCTAAATTCGGGGTGTTGACTGTATGCGTCCAGCGTACACCCCCCTGTCAATCGTTGAATAACTTTACGCATGGGCTTGGGCGTGTCCCACAGGTTTTGCACCCTTGTGGATAACGCTTGTGGATAACTATTCATTGTCCACCCCAGCCTTTACCCTTAAACGAAATGCCTGGGGCTGAATAGATTCTGTTCATTGGTTGCCCGCAGCATTGTGCGTCGCGTTCCTCATGGATTGACCGATCCACTTCAACACGGATTTGGCACACCTGGCATGCAAATTCATAGATTGGCATTTGAATCCCCTATCTGTGCAACTGTCATACAACTGCACACCGTGCATTGAATAGTTTCGACATTGGGTGGCAGTAGATCGGTTATCTTGTGGATCAACTGTTTTGTAATTTTCTTGCATTTGCGACATTCAAATTGCAGCGTTTCCATAGGTTGACCTCCTGAGGTTTTCTATCGGCTGAAGGTTGATCTGTGTCACCCACCAATTTGGTTGCTTGCTGTGACGGTATTTGGGACGTTTTGCCATGGCGATTGGAATCCACCCAGCAATAAAGTAATGGGGTGCTTGTCCAGTGACCAAAACTGCAATGTCATTGGGGCGGTCGTATTCGTGAACGATCAGCTGACCTGCAACGTATTTTGTCCACCGTACTTCAATGGCATTTCCCACGTCTGCCTTATGTTTCAATTTCTGTTCATAAGGGTCAAATGGGAGATCGAAATACTTTGCCACAACCCATTCACTGCCAATGGCTTCAGCCGTTTCGGTTAGGTATTCATAGGTTGTCAAGTCCTTTTGATACCGTTGCGGGTTGTCAATGCCTTTGTGTGTTTCTGTTTCCCATTTGATTGCAGATAGCATGCAAATCATTTGTTCGTCATGCGTCAGTGTCATTTTCATCTGCTTTTGCCTAAAATACGTGAAGCACCGCAGTCTATGCAGTCAATTGAATACGAATAAACAAGTAATTCACGTGTAGTTGGTTTCATTTGTGACATGATTTTCCAATTTTTTTGATTTCCGCAGGAACATTCAAGAGTTAGTTTTCCGCGTTTCATCTGCACACCGCGCAAAACCAAATGACCTTTTCCAGTTTGTTGTAACCAGTTTGGAAACCAAACGCGTCCCATTTTGTCAGTTTCGAACACTTATCGCATTGTTCGATTCTGTATTCTGCAACCACTACACCATTTTCCAATAGTTTTGCGGTCATGCTTTGCGGATAAATGATTTCAACGAAGTCTGCCATGTTTACACCTGCGGCTTAAATTTGCCGTCGCTGCTTAACACGTACCAGCGTGGGGTGCATTGGGTTGCCTTTGTGCGTTCAGTGCAGAAATACCCAGCCCATGTTTTTGGTGCGCCGTCATGTGATTTTTTCCAAACCATGTGCCCATGTTTGCATTGCGGTGCTTCCTCAACCAATGTGCCACCCAATTGTTTTGCGATTTCGTCAAGGCTTGATCCGAATGAAGGAATTCCGGAATTTTCGGCTTCAGCAGCTGATTTGTAACTAGGCACGTCACCAAATTTGGTTGTCCAATAATCGTGATCGGCTTCAGCATTTGCAACCTTTGCTGTGGTTTTCTCAACCTGTTCCATGACTTCGCGGGTTGATCGTTCAGCACCACCCATGACAAGTTGTTGAACGCGCATAATCGCACTGGTTACTGTGTCCTCAACAAACCAACGTTTCATGTTTGGTTGGTAAGCACTTACAAAACCATAAGCGAAATCAGTGCCTGCTGGCATAACGTCGTCATGATTGCGATACGCCTTGGCTTCAACCAATACGTACCCCTTCTCAGGGTTGAATTCAACGATTCGTGTTTCAATGCGTCCTGTTGGATAGGTTGTGTTCCAACGGGTTAAACGTGCAAGGCTTGCTTCGTAGTTATCCAAGAAACCCATTATTTGACCGCCTTACGTGACTTCATGCCATAAAGTGCAACGTGTGCGCTGACTGCTTTGCCCCTGGCATAACCTTCGCGCCTGCCTTCTTTGAAGCCTTTTGCGTAACCCACTGCTGCTGCCATAACTAGCAAGATCATTAACAGCGTCAAACGACCCAATGTAACTGGGTCAGTTAAGTCAAGTACCATTTGTATTTCTCCCGATTCTTGGTGATAGGACTACCACCTGAACCAAGGGTGAAGCATGATCGCCGCGCGGTCAAGAACCTTGCGTGTTTGTCGGCGTGTCTGTGGGCTTAGGCTTAGATTTCAGTCCATTGCCTGCCAGTACGCCGCCCAGTGATCCAGTCAAGAAAATCGCCAACGTTTTCAATAGGTCAATAAACGCTGCGTCGTTAGGGGCTTGGTTGCCAATTGGTTGCGTCACAAAAATCAGCGCGTAAGTAATTCCTAAAGTAACAATAAGGAAAACCAGTGCCAGTGTTGATCCAATAATCAAAATCAGCTGGGCGTGGACTTCCTCAGGCGTTTTGCGACGTGCTGGTTTATTGCGATTCAATTCCAAGTATGTCGTCAGTGCATGTTCCAGTCGGGACGCATTGCGGTTTTTGACATTCTGGTTTTGACCAGTTTTCGTATTCCTGACATTCATAACGAATCCACCCCTGATAACCGCAAGCAGATAGCCCCAACACTGACCCCAGTGCTAAGGCTATCGCCGCGGCTTTTCGGGCTACTTCCCCGTTAACCCGAAACTCTTATCGCCAGGATTTAACCAGCGCAAAATCACTGGTGCAACCGCTGCAACGCCTGCCATTGCAAGCGTCTTTGGATCAGTCACGCCCGCCATGTATAGGGCTAAGGCTGCTGCCATGAATGACCGCGCCCAAGACGCGGCTAGGGCTTTGGCTTTGTCCATTTTTTTGTCTCCTTTGTTGGTTTTGCTGCCACCTTTGGCATTTCAACGATTGGGTATTCGCCCTGGTATGGGGCAAATTTTGGAATACCAAACCCGACAATTTCCTTGCCAACGTTTCGAACCTTCACCATAACCATGCCGCCGTTGCGTTGGTCGCCTGTGCCGCTGGTATTGCCTTCAATTGTTATGCACTGCTTGTCGTCAATTAACCCGACAACAATGCCAACGTGTGAAATGCGATCAACGCCGTCATGTGGAAAGTCCATAAACGCTATGTATCCCAATTGCGGCATGTTTGACCAGCGGTTAATTTCCTTGAATTTATGCGCACCGATTGCAGTGCTAACGACTGAATGAATTTTGACGCCTGCCTGTGCTGCACACCAATTCACGAACGATCCGCACCATGGCAAACCGTCTGCCTTTGTGAATTTGCCGTATTTGGTAAGGTTATCGCCTTCCTCAATTGTGCCAATTTCAGCTGACGCGACTTCGATCAACCGCGCATTTGTGCCGTTTGGGTAAGTCATTGTTTCTCCTGTGGGTTAATTATTGCTTTTGTACCATTCCAGATAACTACGCCTTCGCATTGGAAATAATGAAATTTGCCCACAAAAGTTTTGCAAGGCACGTTTATCTCCAATTCATTAGCCAGTTTCTGCGAGATCATTTCAGTCCTTTTTTCGTTTGTTTCACTTACCACCCAAGGGGTTTCGGGCGTTGTCTTGTTGAAATTTAAATAAACAAATGACACTTACACCACTTCACCCGTTGACGGCAGTACAGGTTGAAATTCTTGCCCGTCCCATAGAAAACCAGGGTTTGCAAATTTGCCCCTAAATTTTCCGTTGTAAGAAGTCTGCACCCATTCGCCACCAAATAAATCTGCGCAGAAATCAGCACCGATTGACTCTTGTTCGATTCCGTTTTCGTCAAGCAAAACCTCGTTTGCAATGACTATGACTTCGGAAACGATACCGCTTTCGATTCTTGCAAAATGTGCCATTTCCTTATCCAATCACTACTACTACGAAACCCGAACCGCCTGTATTTGTTGAATTACCGTCAGCGGTTTGTGAACCACCTGAACCAGTATTTGCACCGCCTGAAGCATTTGGTGTGCCTATTGACGAAGCACCGTAACCGCCGCCTCCTGCTGCATAAGTAACGGACGATCCAGTTATTGAATTTGCTGAACCAGCACCGCCGTTGCCACCATTTGATGAACCCGCATTGCCACCAACCGCGCCAGCACCACCGCCGCCTCCAGTTGACGCCGCAGACATTGCATTTGTAAAACCTTGACCGCCGTTATTGCCTTGCGCACCTGAAAGTGCAGCCGATCTGGTCACTGATGTTGCCCTTGATCCACCTGAGGAACCGCCCGCAGTAAAAATAGCCCCGCCTTGTGTGTTTATGTCAACAAACCCACCTGCAAGCGCAACAATGTCTCCAAGTCTTGACGGATTACCTGAAGCACCATTGGTACTGCCTGCAAACCCAATTCCTGCGCCGATTGTTACGGTCAATGTTCCCGCTGGTAAAACGGCTGAAGTGTTGTAAATAAGCCCGCCTGCGCCATTGACTGCACCCCCACCAATTACCAGGTATTCACAAGTGCCGCCAACGCCAATTGTGATTGAACCTGAACCCGTGAATTTGTAAATTGTTTTTCCTGGGCGGCTTGATGTGTCAACGGTTGGTGATCCTGTTGTCCCTGTGACTGTTGCCTTTGGCATTCCGCCACCTGCTGAAAACGGAAAACCTGTCAATAATGGACTCATGCGAATTTCACCGCCCCGCCTGCTAACACTGTGAAAGTGGCATTTGCAGTTTTGATGATTATGAACGAATAAGAATCTATTGACGACGCATTTCCTGCCGCTGGTGCAGTACCACCTGACCATTTTGGGGTTACCGCACTGCTGTCAACCTGAAACGCAGTTGGATAATAAGCAGTCGTCCCGTTTGTATTTAAGAAAACGCAGCTGATTGAATCGCCAATGGCAAGGTTTGCGTTGACATTTGTGAAATTTAAAGTGAAGTTCGCAGTTGCATTTGATGTGTAATAAAGCACGCCTTGGGTCTGTGTATTAAACGCAATGGTTCCCGTTGCAGCGGTTGCAGAAATTGTCATTCTTTCAATTGGTGATTTCAAGGTTTTGGCTGACAATGTTTGGGCAGTAGTTAAATCAACAGTGACGGCAGTGTCAATTGCAAGCGTGACCGTACCTGAAGTGCCACCACCTGAAAGACCTGTCCCAGCAGTGACACCTGTGATGTCTCCAGGGTTTGCACTAGTCCAAACAAAATCCATGTCGGTGTTTGAATTTTTCGCAAGCACCTGACCAGTCGTGCCGCCCAATAGATCAGCCAATGAGGTTGCGACCGCTTGACCGAAAACTTCAAAATCGGCTGGCAAGTCCGTAACTAAATCAGTGGACGTTGGCATTTGCCACGAAAACGGGGTGGTCGGGTTACTCATTGGCTTTCCTTTCGTTAGGCAACAATTGTTGCATTTTCCCAGTCTAAAGTCGGCGACACGCTATTCCACGTTTCAGTGATCGGCACGTCGTTCCAACGCATTGCCTGCAATGAGTAGGCAAGCGGTGAAAGTAACAAGGTCACTGAAAGTTGATTGTATGCGGCTTGAAAAGACCAGCCTTCAACAAACCCCTGAAACGTACCTGACGCCATGTTTAACGGCAGATTGTTCAATGAGATTGCCTCACCCATGAAAATGCCGATTAGGTTGTCGCGGTCACTATTGTCTAATTCTGGGTTTGTCAGGTCGAATGTGATTTCGCTAAAAATTGGTTCAGGCTGTGCGCGCAGCGATAGGTAGAAATTTGCCTGTGCCAGCGCGTCAGCTGAATTGTGCAATGTTGTGGCAATGATCTGGGCAAGCGTTCCGTACGTTGCAATTGAAGCGGCGTCGCTTGCTGATTGTTCGCTGCTGCTGGTTGCGTCGTATTGAATCGTCACTGAATTGCGTACGTCGCCCACACGGGTTTCAATGCGAAGTCCAGCGGCACGGGCTTGGTTTGCGTCAAGGTCAACGTAACCATTTGCTGAAAGGTAAGTCGTGCGGTGCGTTGAATCGGCATAACCGATACGCCCTTGCGCGTCCTCGTAAATGTATCCAAGCCCCGAAGTCGCCAATGCTGAAACAAGCGAATAAACGTCTGTGCGGTTTGATGATCTAGCCGCCAATTCATAATTTCCAGGGGTGTCAATTTCGCCCACGCCATTGTTTTCAGCGTTTGCCCATGTTGTTGTCGCTGGGGTGTAAGTACCCCACGTGACTGCACCAGCAACCTCAGCCCAAGAATTATACAAAACCTCACGCAAAATGGTTTCAATTTGATTGCCGTCAAAATCTTTTGAAAGTACGCCGTGGGTCAAGGCTTTTGGTAAACGCGCCAATGCCCCTAGTGCTGTGATCGAATAGGTTTGCGTCAGCATTGTTGAACCAACGTCACGGACTTCCAACCCAATGTCCACAACGTTACCACCAAAAATCGGCACGAAAGTGTTTGAAGTGTTTTTGATTGAAACACCTATCGTTGAATTTATGTTGACGGGGATTGCTGTTTGATTGACGTCCAGCAGCTGAAGGTTGACGTAACCTGCTTGCGCTTGTTCATAAATGTTTGTTCGACCGCTTTGAATTGAAAGATTTGCCAAAACTGCGCTGGTGTATTCAACGCCGTCTATTTCAACCTTCCAAACGGGATTCCATTGCGTCATGCTGTGACCAGGTTACCCGCGCCGCCTGTACCGCGATAAAACGAATTGTTAAGCGTGTCCACAATTGTGCGGGCAGTGCCTTCCTTGTCTATCGCACCATTCACGGTCAGGTTGATCGTTGTGCCTGCTGAAGTCATGCTACCGCGATCACCACCTGACGCCGCCAAAATACCTGCAAGGGTTGTCGTGCTAACACCTGAAATACCTGAAGCACCCAAACCAGTGATTGCCGCTTGTGCGGTTGCTGCTGTTTTGCTGGCAGTTGATACGCCTTTACTGCTGCCGCCGCTTGTGCCACCCGTGAACGTGCTGGTTGTGATCTTGTTACCCGCACCACCACCGCCTGTGCCTGCTGTTTCGCCGCCTGTTGTAAAACTGCCGCCACCTGGCATTGTGCCGCTGAAACCTGAAGCACCTGGTGTTGCCACTGAAGTATCACCGATTTTTGGAATGAACGCAATGTCGGCACCTGGCTTGACTAAGTTGATTCCGCGAATGATTAGGTTGATTCCTTCAATGTACATGTTCAACAATGGTTTGATCGCTGACATTACTTTGCCAATGATGTTGATTGCAATGCTTGCAATTTTGCCAGCGTTTTCAAATGCGGTTCCAATTACTGTTCCAAGTATCGGGGCAACAAACGCAATGACTTCAGCAAATGATTCAAATTCATCTTTGTTGTTTTTGATTGCGGTTTTGACACGATCAAAAACACTTTTGATACCTTCAAAAATTGGTTGGACTGTTTGTTTAATTACTGCACCGACTTCACTGATTGTTTTGCCAAACCCGTCCGTACCGGTCAAACTGAACGCGTCGGTAAATGTTTGAATCGCTGGGAGTGCGTTTTGATTTATGAATGACAAGAATTTGTCAAGGATTGGCAATAGTGCAGTGCCTAACGTTTCCTTTGCTTCATCAAATGCAATTTGAACACGTGCAATTTTGCCTGCATAGGTATCTGCATTTGCAGCGGCTGCGCCACCAAATAATTCTGAAAGTTTTGTTTGCACCTGATCGAATGACATTGTTTTCAATTCAGCAGCTGATAAACCAATGCCCAGTTTGCCCAATGCTGCGGTGTTCCCGTCATAAGCCTTTGCAAGGCTGTTTGCGACGGCTTCGACTGGCTTGCCTGTTGCGGCAGCGACGTCAAGCGCAATTGCCAACAAGTCTTGTGCCTCACTAGTTGATTGCGTACTTCTCACCAAACGCGCTAACGCTGGGCGAAGTTCGTCATCTGCCACACCCGTCGCCAATGACATTTGAAGGATTGACGCCTCAGTTGCCTTGATCTGTGCGTCTGTTGCACCTGTTGCATTTTGCAACGCCAATGCCAATTGCGTTTGTGCCTTTTCGTCCTCAATGGCAGCCTTGACCGCTTCGACACCGATTGCGATTGCAGCAGCCCCAGCAGCGGCAGCAGCAGCGGCAAACGCCGCACCAATCTTTGCACCAGCCTTGCCAACCTTGTCGCCAAATGAATCAACGTCGCCGCTGGCTGTTTTCAGTGATTTGTTGAGATTGTCAACGTCTCCAAGAATGGAAAGTTTAAGGGTACGACTGCCGCCTGCCATTAGTCGAAGTCCTTCACTATCTTAGAAAATGCTTGTTCCCATTTCTTTACAATGTCAGGCTGAACGCTGCGAAGTGTTGGATAGATAAACCAACCCCGTGACCCGCGACCTTCACGCCCTGACCACACTGGGAATTGCTTGTATTTGTTCGATCCAAATTCTAAACCG